CTCCTTCGTGTATTTGGCATCCAGTGCAGCAACGTCATGCTGTCTGGTCTGCATGTCGTTGATGGTTTCATTCGCCAGCCCGAGTTCGTGAGTCTTATCGTCGCGCTGCTTTTTGTATTCGGCGGCATTGTCGCGGTAGTGGTTCACGAAAAATGCCAGAACGGCCACAAGGAGAATAAATACAGGAGTCAGATTAAATCTACTCACTTCTGGCTCCATTCACAAACATCGCGCTCAATCTCGCGACGAGTCACCAATCCCTTCCATTTCTTTCCTCCGGCATATGTCCAACGCTGCAATTCGTTGCATGCGCCGGGAACATCACCGGAATTCAGCTTTTTCAGTAGCGTTGAACGGGCAAGCGCACCTGAACCAACGTTATATGTAAATGAGTAAAGAGCGGCGCGTGTTGTATCGGGAATGCTGACTTTAATGAGCGGATCGATAGCTGATGCCACTTTGTTCAGGTCAGACTTCAACAGGGAGTCACATTCTTTATCTGTGTACCGATGTCCACGGCGAATGTCATTTCCGGTATGCCCATCACAAATTGTCCAGACACCAACAACATCCTGATAGGCGTAGTACCTCCGCCCTTCCAGTCCGTCAGCATTACCCAGCATGACAGCAGCAATCGCTATTGCCCCTGAGCCACCAACAATGGCACCCGCCAGTTTATTCCTGAGTGTCGGGTTCATCCTGGCTCCTGCTTCGACGGTTTTCTTCACGTATTTTGAAATACAGATTCGTCAGGTACGTTAATACGGCAATGACAATACCAACTAATACGCCAATGGCGTTCCATTGCTCAGGGCTATAGGCATTCAACATGCCGTTGAGGATGCTCCCGGCAGAAGCGCCATAGGCAGCACCAGTGGTTATTTTTTCCATTCGGTACATGCTCTCACCTCGCATAGTTAGCGGGTGCTGTTCGTGTAGTAGGAAATGTGCCGCCGGGTGAATTTACGACAAAGCACAGAGGGATGGTCCCGACGGCACAAAATAGAAAAGCCGCGACGCGGCGGCAATATGAGGGTAAGGCTTGAGCCGAATGGCTCTTATAATCGGCTCATCATGTGAGCCGAATAATCCCAGGTAGTGGGTTCTGGTGCTGATTGACGGAATCGAACCGCCGACTTCCTGCTTACAAGGCAGGCGCTCTACCTGCTGAGCTAAATCAGCCAATAAAAAAGCCACCGGCGTTAACCAGTGGCTTGAATTGGTGCCGCTATCAGATCTCGGCCTGAGAAACTAAGGATTCTGATAGCTGCCGGGTGATACAGTTCATCGCTCTTTCGCTTTTAGCTCCCGAGCATACCTGAATTATGCAGCATCAAAACTTGTTTTCAAGTCTTTTTTGCAATTTTCTGCATTTTCGCGACCAAGTTCTGCAATTAACGTGAAGAAGACGGCGGAATTAAACAACTCAATGCACCACCGAACGCGATCGATACACTGCTTTTCCGTCAGATATGGTGCGTGATAACGCTGCATCCAGCGCGCCATATCAACAATGCTCTTGCGCCAGGTGTAATAGTCCTTCCCAATTTCGTAGACGATGCTGTTTTTGTTGAAGGATTTGAGGATCACCCTCTCCATGAATTCGGTCTCCTCCTCATCGCTGGCCTTACCCATCAGCTCGGAAAGCGACTTCTTGGGCCAGATGATGGCTTTTGCCTGGGCGATAAGTTGGTCACCGGAATATCCCATCTTGCGCAGTCCGGTCAGAACAGTGGTGATCCTCTCCTGCTGCTCGCCGATCCAGCCGGTCAGAATCATCGACCACATTCCACCTCCTCCGGACAGGCGCTCTGTTCCGCTACCGCCAAGTTCTCTGCCCCACAGGCCGAGCAGTGAGCGCACCCAGCGACTTTGGGACGGAGTTAAACGGCGGTATTTACCCAGATAGGATCGACGTGGAACGGCTGCCAGTTTCATCCATGAGGACTCAGGATCGGCGCGCATAACGGAAGCTTTCTGGTAATTGTTTATTTCGGTACGGGTCACGCTGCCTCCTGCTGTTTCAGTTCGCGTAACTTAGCTCTGGAGTCAGCACGGATGCCGTCCAGTTCTTCTCTGGTGTAACGATGGGGTTCGTTGTTGGATTCGAGTGCCTGAACTCTTTCTTCGCCGATCAATTCAACCAGCGCAGCACGATAGGCCTCGATATTCCCTGATTTGTGAACGTTACAGGACGGACATTGGATCCAGGTATTGTCCTCTGTGAAGCGAAGCTGTGGCGCAGCCGCAGTAGTCCGGTAGTGACCGCAGTGCCACACGAATGCAGACTTTGTTCCGCATGAGATGCAGCCATGACCAAGAGAGAGTAGGTATTCCCGTCGCCAGTCGTTGTAAGCCCGCTGCGTCATACCGATCCAGTGACTAAGCGGTTTCAGCGCCGCCTTTCTCACCTTCAGCTCACGGCGTTCTTGCTGCGTTTCCTGCTTACGTTTGCGCTCGGCTTCGATGCGTTTTTTTGCGATTAGCTGCTGGCTGTATTCGTAGCCATGCTCAGGACAGCACCACCAGACATTAGCGAAAGTGGCAGTGAATTTGGTCTTGCAGATTTTGCAGGTGCGACGGGATGGCTTACGCATGTGATTCACCCTCGAAATGCCAGTAACGTCCCTTATGGCTGCCGCTTATCCCATTGCAACATCTGCTTATGCAGCTACTGTCGAATCCCTCTCTCACAGCATCCATTGCAGCTCCATAACGAGTCTGCAAGCCAGTTTTAATGCACGTCGATATGACTGATTTATGGGAGTTGTGGCTTTCGCCAAACTTACCTAACTGCTCTGGAGTTCGCCCTAACTCCCTAAAACCATGCAGCACATTCTCGGATGGAGTTACCCATTCAAGATTTTCAGATCTGTTATCATCCCTAATGCCATTTTTGTGATTTACGTAAAGTTCAGCGCTATACCCATCGCAAAACGCTACTGCAATCATTCGATGTACTGAGTATTTCTTGCCGTGAATTTTTACTTGCAAATACCCTGTTGTTTTTGAAATGAACGGGTTAAGCACTTTTCCTTCAAACCGTTTTACGTAGCCAGTCCTGACAGTCTTTACCCGGTTAACGGAACGCACGCGACCAAGATTGCTAACCTCGTATTCAGGGGTAATGAACGATTCCTTCCAGATTTCACTCTCAAACATGGTCATGTCCTTTTGAGTGATATTCGGAGTTGGCGGGGATCCGCAATTTGATACCGCGCTCAGCGCACCAGACTTCAATGCGGCGCAAGTAGAAGGTCATCTCTTCGGTGTCGAGTAGCTTGGTGGACTTCACCATCTTGGTTTCACCAAGAACGGTTACAGGTTTGGCGGGACAGAACATATCCTTCAAAAACTCATGAAGGTCTTCTTCGGTTAACTTGCTTTCAGAGTGGTGATTTACGGCAGATGCAACGTCGCCATTCCACATCCAGAGAAGGGCATTTTGAGATAGGCTGCGCTTGCCCTTCCAGGGCTTGATGATGAGGCGATAGCAGTCGCCAGATTCCAGCATTGGCTGTATCTGCTGACCAATAGCGTTGAAGTTAGATTTGTGAAGGCGTACGCCATCTTTGTGCAGGTTCACGCGTCACCCCCTGAGAGGTTAAACGCTGAATGCAGAAAATCGCCGGTGACTTTCGCCATCGGTGAAGGGTGATATGATGCTCGATTTGTCTTTTGCACTTTAACGTCCCCGTTAAAGCGCCGAATGCATGTCACCGGGTGTTCAGGCCGATGACATGCTGATTATGGCTTACTGATAATGAATTATCAAATGTTGCTTGCGGTTGAGGATTACTCCTGCTGCGGTGCTGCTGGCAGTGGCATCCAGTGAGTTATTTCGCTGCTCTGGAATTGTGACTGCAGCTCGCTTTTGATAAACCACACCGGGCCCTGTCGTTTGCTATCACTCCACCATCCCCAGTAATTGCCGTCCCTCTCCGGCATCCTGTCACTGCACTTAATCCAGCCGACTTGTTCGGAATTACCGAACAACTGAAGCATGGCGGCGCGACAAGCGTTCCATGATGCAAAATGACCATCCATCGCTTCATCAAAATACCCACCGTCACAGCGCTGATACTCCCAACTTTCGAATGGTTGACCGTTTTCCCGCTCCCACCACTGCTCGAATGACTGGTAATCAGGAGTCACCTTCTCACCCGCTGCTTTCCGGTATTGCTCCAGCTCTGCGCGGTCATTGCTGATGAAAGCAGGAGGTAGACCCAGCGGTGGTTTCCACTGTTCACCACCGTTCCAGGTAAATCCGTGGTGTTCGAGCGTTGCTACTGCTGCTTTGAATTGTGGCTCTGCCTCGGTTAGTGGCTGTGGGGCGGCGTAGAGTGGAGCGATATTTCTTTCAAGGTCAGTAATCACGCTCCATATTTGAACGGATTCAACGCCTTGTTTTGCCATATCTCTATAGCTATCCGCATATGCCAGCACGGAATTTCTCACCGGCTCCTGATCCATCCCCGAAAGCATTTGCTTCAACG